TGAATCTATTGTAAGACTTAGAGGAATAATAAGATCAATAGTAAATACAGTATCAATAGTAGAAACAGTATCCAGATTAAGAATACTATCCAGAGTAATCACTGATACAGTACAATCTGTAGAATCAATAATTAGATTAAGAACACTTGCAAGAATAATTGATGAATCAGTATCAGTACAATCATTTAGAGACAGAGCAAGACAGTTAATCAGAATAATCACAGAAACAATCAATATTACTGAATCATTCAGACAATCATGGTCTAGAGCATTTACTGAATCAGTATCAATCAGTGATGACAGAATAAAACTATTGACAATATTAAGAGTAATATCTGAAACCGTAAGATCAATAGAATCCATAATAAGACTTAGAGTTCTTACAAGAACAATAACAGAATCAGTATCAATTCAATCATTTAGAGATAGATTAAGAACAATATTAAAGGTAATTACTGATACAGTAGAATTAACAGAATCATACATAAAGTACGGTACTATAAGAAGAATACAAAATGAAACAGAATCTATATCTGAAGCATTGTTATACATAAGAGGTAGAATAAAAGCAGTAAACGAATCAGTATCAGTTCAGGCTTTCAGAAACAAGTTCAGATCTATCATAAGAGTATTAACAGAAACATTAGATGTTGAAGAAGTATTGGTCAGATTCTTTGTAATCACAAAAGTCATAGATGAGACACTTGAAGTAGGATTCCAATTCATCAAACTATTGCGTGACGGTGCTGTAAGAATAAGAAAGGTAGTAAAAATCAACAGAAGAACCAGAACACAGAAAGTATTTGATAGAACTCAAACAAGTAAAACATCAGAAAAAGGCACAAGTAAGACTAATGATAAGGATAAAGACGTTAAAATTTATAAACGAGATGGTAGTGTAAAAGGTGAAGACAGATGAGCATGAATATGACAGGAAGATCAACTTCCTTTGTAGTAAAGGCAGGAAGTAGAGCAACATTACAATTAACTATCAAGGATTCTGACGGCACAGTAAAGGATTTATCCAATGATACTACCTATGCCACAGGTAAATGGAAGGTATGGAAGCCTGACGGTACTCTAATTATTGACGGAAGTATTACATTTTCTGACAGAGCTAACGGTATTGTCACATATACTCTTGGAGCATCTGATGCCACAGCAGCAAATGCAGGTGTATGGGAAGGGGAAGTAGAGATAAAAGATACGAGTAGCGTAATCTCAGAACAAACGGAAACTTTTAATTTTACCATTGAGGAGAGTTACTAATGGCAGATTTAAAATTTGTAGCATCTGGAGTTTGTGCAGAATGTGGACACGGACAACAATACCATGAAGGTAACAATGTCTGTGACGTAGAAGGTTGCGATTGTACAAACATTGGAAGTTATTAGAAACATATATATGTAATATACTTGTAAGTAATTCATGCTTACATTAGATAACATTAAAGAAAAAATCTACTTTGAGTTTAGACGAGCACAAGTAGAAGCAATGAAAACCGAAAGGTTAGGAATCATACATGTATCAGATATTATCAAACCATGTATGCGTAATGTGATATACAAAAAAATATCACCAGATACAGGAATGACAACTGAAGATTTTAAATCATTATACTTTGGTCAAGTAGTACATTCAAATTCAATGATTGCAGAACCAGAACATCATGAGAAATTCTTGGCATATAATTATGTCAAAGATGAACCATTGACAAGAGAAGAAGCATTAAAGATACCACCAGAAGATCCAGAGCACTTGGATATTATCTATGGCAGTATTGACGATCTTGTAAAAATGGGTGACAAGTGGGTTATCTGTGACAAAAAGACTACAGGTTCTATTGACTATTTTAGTAGGGCTACAGCAAAACCAAGTGAAAGCCACATTGATCAGATCAACAGATATAGAGTATTATTAAAGAAATGCTATGACATTGATGCAGAGTTTGGTTGTGTCATTTACATATCAAATAAGATAGAGAAAGACAAAAGGGATATACCTGTACCACTTGCTTTCAAACTAAAACCAATAGAAGAAACTCTAAAGGACATGATAGAGAAGGCTAGAACTATAAAGGAATCCATGACTGACTGCACATTACCAGAAAGAACCAGATGTTATCTGTGTGATGGTATGTGTCCATACGCTTCAATGTGCTTTGAAGACAACAGAAAGAAATGGAATGAAAAATGATCTACCCTAGTTGTAAACAGGGAGACCATTTCAAATGTCCAATACAATACGGTAACATGCCAAAATGTGTATGTACGTGTCATAAAATTATAGGTGCAGGATAATGATAGTATATGAACCAAGAAACACAGTAAAGGTAATAACACCAAAAGGTGTGGGTAGAATATGGTTAGTCACAGAATACGGACTAGAGACTCAGAAACTTTTTACATGTATTTTAGATGACAATGGACAGATATGGGAGTTTACAAACTCACAAATTACAGTTCAATCTAATCCTACAATAGAAGGGTTTAAAGATTGAAGATATATTTTAACGGAAACAATAAGGCACACATTCAGATGTTAGAGGAATGTAAAGTAAAGAATGTAATGTTATCATTCAAATATTCTTATGCAAATATAACTAAGTTTAAGGACAAGTTTGAAAAGATATTTGTAGTATCTGGAACTAATACAGAATCAGAAAGATATTATGAACTGTTAAAAAAACATAAAGGATTATACGACTATGCAGCACAGTTTGATGTATTCTATGATATGGAAGCAACTATAAAATATTATGAGAATGAAAGAAAGATGGGAATAGACTGGACAATTCCAGTATTACAGGGAAATTATCTTAATCATTTGGCAAGATTACAATTAGAAAAAGGAAGTTATGTATGTCTAGGTGAGGTTCGTGGAAGAGAGGAAACAGAAGATCAGATAAGAAAACTACCGTTTAACTATAAATATCATGGACTTGCAAAAGGCAGATATACAAAGAACAATCTGTTTGAATCACTAGATACATCAGGTTGGATTTCTGCTGCTATGTCAAAAAAGTGTGAAGTATGGAACAACAACTCTACTAACTTTATGTTCTTTGGAGAGAAAGGAAAATCAATGATACCAATGTTAAACCATGCATGTGAGATTCACAAAGAATATTTAGAGTTAATTAATTTAAATAAACAGGATATAATTGATGGAGATTATTACGCATTAATGAAAGCACCATTCGCTTTACTATATATGCCTATGTGTAAACAACTGAATATATTAGAACAAAACTTTAATATTTAAATACTATTGTTTTGTTTACTGTTATATATGTCAGGAGATATATTTAAAATAAAGCCATTAGATGACAACGCATCAAAGGTTGTAGTAGATGGACACAAGACTGTATCACCATTTAACTCTGCCAAACATTTAAAGACAGCAAACATTCCTGCTCTATGTGACCAATGTGTATATCGTAGCATAGATGAGGGTGGTAATGGCAAGTGTCCTAAATATGAAAAGGGAGCAATGTGTGCAATTAGAAAAGACTTTGTAGAATTAATTAATCAATTAGATACTAGAAATCCAGAGCATGTAAAAACCATGTTAGATATGTTAGCCAAGTTATCATTTGAAAATGTATTGATGGCATTAACTGAATCCAAATTTGATGGTAATATTCCAGATAGAAATACCAAATCAGAAGTTAACACCTTGTTAAAAATTATACAGACTATAGGAGAAATATCAAACAAGATTGTCATAAGTGAAGAACAGAAATTCAACAAGCAGGGTGACATTGAATCAATCTTCCGACAGATAAAAGCACAGAAATCTGGTGATTAGATGCCACAACCTACAAAAGAATTAGTAGAAGAAAGACAGCAGTTCATGCAAAGTATATTGGATTGTGTAAATAAACCAAGTGTATTCAGTGAGGTATTTCTAGGTCACAAGTTATTTGATTATAACAAGAAATATGTAGATTGTATGGATAGATTCATAGTATATCGTTCAGGAAGACAGGTAGGTAAAACAATGTCAACAGCAGCAAAAACAGTACACTTTGCTTTCTTTGCTCCATTATTATCAGAGACAGTAAAGAATGAATGTATCATAGTTATCGCTGCACCTACACAAAATCAGGCAAGTATTATGTTTGATAGAATTAGAACACTTGTAGTAAAGAATGAGTTTCTAAGTGGGTATGTTGTAAGAAATACACAGACAGAATTGTGGTTAAACTTTTTGGATAATACAGGTATTAGTAAAATCATTACAAGGGCAACTGGTGAAACTGGTACAGGACTTAGAGGTTATTCACCACATGTAATCATTGCTGACGAATGTTCATTTATCAAGACAGATATTCTTAGGGCTTTTTTACCTTCTGGTATGGCAACACAAGCAAAAGTTTGGTTGACATCTACACCATTTAGTAAGGCAGGTTATTTCTATGAAGCATGTCAGAACTCCAAGCCAAGAAATCCAGATGGAATGTGGACAGAGTTTCATGTAAAGTCAATTCAAAACCCACTGATTCAAAAAGATCCTACATTCATAGAAGAAATTAAGAGACTTACTAGAGAAGAATATACACAAGAGGTAGAAGGTGAGTTCCTAGATATTGGTGATGCATTAATTCCAAACAGTTTGATTACAGAATCCATTACAGATGGACAACCAAGAGGAAATGTAAGATACTATATGGGAGTTGATATTGCAAGAACTGGTAGAGACGAAACAGTATTCACAGTAGTTAAAGTAGATGATGATGATGTGGTTTATGTAGAACATGTAGAAGCAGAGAGTCAATCTAATGTTGTAGAAGTGGCAGGTAAAATACAGGACATGGTTAGGGATTATAGAATAGAGACAGTATATGTAGATGAGACAGGATTGGGTGGTGGACTTGTAGATCTTTGTAGAGAAAGAAGAGTGCCAGTAAGAGGTGTCATGTTTTCATTACAGGAAAAGGCAGATATGTATAAGAGTCTTAGATTACTATTTGAAAACCATAAGATTAAACTTAAACAAGTTAACAAACTGGTCTATCAGTTATCATATCTTAGAAGGGAATATACTGAAACAGGTATAATGAAGATTAAATCAGATGAGCATGACGACTATCCAGATAGTTTGGTTCTAGCGTGTAGGGCAGTCAGTGCAGGTGGTGGGTGGTACGTGGTAGATATGGGTAAAGAACTCAGAAGAGCATTGTTCGGTTAAATATAAATACAATCAATATCTTATTTATATATGGTTAAAGCAGAAAGTAAACCTATACCAGAAAAAGAATTACAAGAAGAATCAGAAATAGAAGAAGAAGTTCAAAAAGAAGAAAAGAGTTTTAGAGATAAAGACGGAACAGGTTATGGTGATCTTATGACTACAAATGTTATGCCATACAATGTAAATACTGACTCAGAAACATACGTTGGAAAACCTGCACCTAGTAATGATGAAACTTATATACAAGAAAGTAAGACTAAAAACATGGTAGACTTGAATAAACTTACACATACCAGAATTGGAGATCATATTAATTACTATCAAAACGGTATTCAAGATAGTGGTGTTGTTGCCAAAATGGCAGGCACATATATAACTATATTTAAAGAAGATGGTACTTTCCATGACGTACATGTCAATGATACATTCTTTGTTAGCGACATTCTAGTTAACAAGACTTGGAACGATATGAATATGGAAGAGAGAACAGAACAATTAATGAAAGTAAAAGCATATTCACCAAGATATTTATCAAAGACTTGGGAGCAATTACCAAAAGAATTACAATCAGTATTAAAAGTAAGTCAATTTCAAAGACAATCAACAAGTGCTAGAATAGGTAACAGAGATCACATGAGAGGCACAACTAATGAAGATAAGATAAAACTAAGAGAAGCAGCTTCTACTGAAACAGCAATAGAACCACCAATGAATAGAAGTGATCCTTATAAAATTGATCCTACAAAACCAGCTCCAACAAGAAAAAGAGGTGGTAGAAAATCTGATTATAGAACAATTAAACGATCAGATCAAGAACAAGGAGCATACGGTAACATTGGTGGAAGACCAAACGTAGGTATCTCAACTGATACTAAGATTGATGCTGATGATGATTATGAAGGAAACTCACATGATGATATTCAAGTGGAAAACCAATTCCAACATGATGCAACTGTACCAAAAACTGACAAAGATCCAGTAAAGAAAGCAGGTGAATTTGTATATACTGATAATCCCAAAGTATACAAAGTACCAGAACAAACACAAAAAGGATATGGTATGAAGTATGGGGTAAAATATATAAGCGAAGAGGATAGTGAATAATTACATGGCAGGAAAAATTAACAGACCATTATCTCGTTCACAGATTAGAAGACAAAAAGAAACAAAAGCAAAGAGATTATACGGATCAAAAGTTCCTTCTGATAAAGACGTAAAATTTAAAGAAATTAAAGATAGAATTGATAAATTAACTGGTGGTCAATCTAAAAACGAAGATTATGCAACATCAGTAAGAGGAGCAAAACGTGCAAACAGAAGAGCAACCACAAGAGCAGGTGGGCAAAAAGGAGTATCAAGTTCTGTAGGTGCAGATCCTTACGGTACAGGAGCAAGAGCAGTATATAATAAACCTAAGAAAACTAAGAAAATAGTAGGATTAGGAAAATCATTAGATGATATTCAAAACTCAATTCAAATTTTAAAACAAGGATTCCAAGAACAAGCAACACAAGCAAGAATGACAGGTGTCAATGCAGATACCAAAATCCAAATGCCAAAGAAAGAAGGACAGAAAGGAGTCAAAGAAGTAAAGACAGGAAACAGATTTAACTTACAAAATAGAATTGGTGATCCTGCACTAAGAAAAGGTCTTAATGATAACTTTAATGCATTACTAGATGCATATCAAAACAGATGGTATAACAAAGCAAAAGACTTTATGGGAAATGAAACAGGTAAAGTAACTGAGAGTGCCTACGGTAAAGGTAAACCAAGAGCAGGAGATGTAAGTAAAAAACCAAAAGCTATTGGTGAATCCAAAGAAGATCAAAAAGTAATGCAGTCATAACCTTTAAATATAACACATATATACTTTTATTATGCGTAAAGATGAACCTAAGAAATGTATAAATTGTGGTGCAACTTTACCATATAGATACAAAGGTCGTCAAAAAATATATTGTTCTGACATGTGCAGAAAGAGTTATAGGCGAGAATAGTTAAATCATTCTGTGGACATTTACATAGACGGTGGAACAAGACATTCAAATATCTGTCTAGTAGATGGTGATCATGTTGTTGTCAAGTATAGAAAAGGTAAACCAACAAACAATGAATTAGAATACTTGGCATTATTATATGCACTAGGATATGTTCGTGATAAATACAAGGGGGAGAAGGTAACAATATACAGTGATTCACAACTCATGGTTAATCAGATGAATGGTAAGTGGAGAGTAACCACAGATAATCTCATAGACTTACATGATAAATGTTCTAGTATGATCACACATAAAATAAAAATTAAATGGATCTCAAGAAAAATTAATCTTGCAGGTCATGTACTTGAGAAATAGAATCTTTTCTAGGATATGTATTATGTGGAGTATCAGCAGTATTATATTGTTTAAATAATTCTAACATTCTATGAAATATAGCAGCATCACTTTCATACATATTACCATTCTTAGTTTTCTTTACTAACTTTGCAAACTTTCTAAACTCTTCTTTATCATTCCAAGTTATACAAATGGTAGTATGAGAGTTACCTATTTTTCTTTTAGCCATATACAAATTATAATTCATAGTCATATAAATGTTTATCTCTATCAGATAGATTTATATAACACGTTTAATATTACTTAACCAATGGGTTCTAAAATTAAAGCAAAGTATGACGGTGGTTGTAAAATGTGTGGAGATAGTTGGAATGTCGGTGACGATATTTACTATCAGAAAAATCCAAAAGCCATTTGCATAGATGAACAATGTTTTAAACAACAAGGTGGAACAGTTAGAGATTATGTTGTAAAGAAAGATGATGTAATCATAACAAAGTTACCTGAAATTGATGTAAGTGATTCTGTTAAACAAGTAGCAGAAAGTTTACAGCAATACATTGTAGTTGCACATCACCTCACAAAATCTCTGTACCCAGAACTAGATGTCAACACACATACCTTCGGACAAATTCGTTCAAAGATTGTTGACCAACTTCTGTACTGCACTGACATACAGAGACAATAATTTTTTTTGAGTAAGCTTTATATTACCCAAACAAATATTACTATCAATGCACGTAAGTGATGTATTAGACATTGAATCAAACTACGGAAATTCTGTTGCACTTAAAGCAGGTGACAAAATCACCATTCAAGGCTTTAAAGTAAAACATGTAGAAGGAGTTGGAGCAGATGTCGCAGAGATCAAAACTACTGAGGGTATGAAACATTCTTTTGGTAAAGCCATTATTGGTCAAGCAAAAAGTGAATACTGGAATGATGTAGTTGCAAAATGTTTAGAGAAAGATGCAAGTGATGGACTTGACTGTTGGATTGTTGAAAGACAAGCCGAAGGTACTAATCGTACAATGTTGAGTTTATCAATGTTTCCACCTAAACAATAATCTTTTTTCTTTATTATGACTGACATTGAATATATGAAGATTGAAACAAATCAATTAGAGTATGGTGCTTTTTGTTCACTTGGTATATGTGAAGATGATTTTGAATTGGGAGAAGTTGTAGTAAGACAGAGAGGAAATCTATTTCATGTAAGATGTTTTTATTCAGATGAAGATATTCCTGATATAAAAATAGGTATAAATAAAACGTTTGATAATGCTAAACATCTAAAATGATATGCGATAGGTGTGGTTTTGAAATGGATAAGATGACAGTGTGTCATCAGATATGTCCTAACTGTGGAGCAGTTGTGGATTGTTCTGATGGTGTTTTCGATTAACTTATATAATAGATACCATAAATCTACCTATGGAGATTACATTTACTACTGAAAATATTGATAGAAAATTCTATGAACAATTAATATTATTCTATATCTATGAACATTATAATTATAAAGACCATAAAAGAATTGTAGAACAAGACAAGTGGAAGATTGAAATTAAAAGAACACAAGATTTCAATACAAGTTTTTACAATGACAGTGCTAGACAAAACGAATTAGATTACTCATTACCACATGGAGTTACAGGACTTGGTAAAGTTACCTGTTATGTTCAGGATATTAATAATGATATGTACACAATGCAAAACATGTCTGTGATTTGTCATGAACTTGCACACATGATACTCATGATTTACTATCCAACAAAAACTGTTCAACAAAGATACAATGATTATTATGGTAGAGCAGGAGATACAAGAAAGTTCTTCTCATGTGAGGTACATGACAGAGTGACAGAAGGTAGAACAAAGATATTCAATAGAAAAATATCATTAAGAAAAACATTCAGATTCATTGGTGTTGATATTGCTGACATCACAAACGATAGGAAGGTGATAAGAGTTTGAATCCTAGAGATGAGATAAGATTAAACAAAGGTCACGTAGGTAAGAAGACTAGAGAAGTATTAGAACAAGAGATGTTCTCAATGCTTAACACAAAGAAAGCATTTAGAAAACCTGATTGGCAGGAAACATTTAAATCTCTCATAAACGAATACCTATTACTTGAATGATAAAACCTGTAATAGATGTGGAAGAAAAGGTCTCGGTTGGGACTATGATTTTAAGAACAGAACTGGCAAGTGGAAACTAGAGAACCATAAGGTAGATGGCAAGTGGTGTAACAAACCTACTGAAGTATCAATGATTAGAAAGAAACATGAGCTAGTAATGTGTGAACTATGTAGTGATTCTAACTTTGGTTTATGTACACCTGAAACAATAGAAGATCATCACAGAAAGTATCACCCTAATAATAAACCATTGACTAATTTAGATTACATGATGATGGTGGGTGGCATACCAAAATATGTATTACATTATTGGAAAGACGATCCACATTATAGTATGTACGAAAATCAGAAAGGTTAATATAACGGTACTACGTACCACTAATAGATGTTTTGTATAAGAAAAACAATCGAACTTCCAAAGAAAGATTCTATCATAAACTTGAGACCTTTGGGCGACATTCATCTTGGTAATCTTGGGTGCGACATTGAAAAGTATATGAAGAATATAGAATACATAGCAAAACATGATGACTATATCACAATAGGTATGGGTGATTACATTGATAATGTAATGGCTTATGCCAATGGTAGTATAGACAAACGTTGGAATCCTGAAACAGTTGACAGAAGAATGTTAACTACTGAGGAGCAGACAGAAGTTTGGCTAGATTCTTGGAAGCCGATAGCACACAAAACTATAGGACTTCATGCAGGTAATCATGAGTGGAAGACAATAAATCAAAAGAGATTTATCACTGATTTCTGTAAGCCATTAGACCTACCTTACATGGGTAGATTGGCATACACATCATTGACTTTCACACATAAGGGCAAGGAGATAAGAAACTATCTAATCCTATCCATGCATGGTGGTTATTCTGGACTACAAGCAGGGGGTGCAGTCAATAGAATGAAAGCAATCACAGGAGACTTTGATTGTGATCTAGTTCTAATGGGACATAACCATGATACTTGGGTAAGACCAATAGTAAGAACAGGCTATGACAGAAAACATAACCTTCCTGTAGAAAAGAAAGTTCTCATGGGAAACACAGGTACATTCCTTAGAGGATATGAGAAGGGCGTAGATTCCTATGTCGAAATCAATCCAAAGGAAGCAAAGAGAGTAGGTACAATTACCATTACCTTCGATCCATACAAAGGAGATTTGTTCGGACATGACTAGACCAACAGGTAAACTACTCAAATCTGATTCTGTTAGTGCAATTCTTGACAGAAAAGAAAACAATAGTATGTCACCAGAGAATACAATCAAATATAAAATCTACTTGTATATAAAACAATCAAAAAGACCAGTGATCACAAACGATATACACAAGGCAGTAGCACCAACTTCTCCTAGAAGAACAATAGAGAAGAGACTACTTGACTTGTACAATGATGGTTCTATCAAACGTGAGAAATGTGTCTGTGGTTGTGCATACATATATACAAAGTAACTTTATATTTCTTTTTATATTTCTTTAATGCAATAATTTAAATAGGGTATCTGCATAATGCTCTCTATGTTCATTGAATTTAAGATAGATGGATTAGATCAACCACAAGTTATACCTATTGAAAAGGCTTCCTCTGTTGCTAAAGAATTAGAGAAGAGGGGTAAGAAATTTCAACTAGGAAAAACTCTCTAATTTTTTTTCATAAAGACTTATATTATCCGTTACATATTATAATGTGATGAATTTTAATTGTGGTGTAAAATCAATTTCAATTAGTTCTCATGCCAAAAAAGTGTATGAAGAACTAGATGCAATAAGACCAAAACATATTTCTTTTAGTTTGATGTTGGCTATTGCAGCAGATGATTACATAAAGAATCATAGCAAAGGACTTGTAAAGTTAGACGAGTTCTCAACAGAAAATATTGGTGAAAGAGTTCCAAGTTTCTTTTCAGATGTAGATGAATGGATTGGATATATTTCAAGAATAGATGGTGATGAAAGAAAAAGATTTCAACAACGTTTATTACAGATACAAACTATTATAGAGGACAGGTCATGAGTGTAACATATACTGACTCTGCAATAGTTGATGCTCTGTTTGATATATTTAACAAGCCAAAATATTCTGACGTAATAGAATCATTGTTACCAAACAGCATATTCACATTGAATATAATGAATGATAATATCTATGAGTTCTTTACAATGAAGAAAGAAGAGTTTAAACAACTTGTTAAACAGGCAGTGATTAGAATAAAAGAACAACAATTTGCTGATAGTTCAAGTATAGATTATGAGTTTAGAAATCTAAAGATAAGTTTAGTATCAGATGATACAATAAAAATGCACAAGTTAAATGCAAAGGAACATGAGAGAGCAGTAGTATCATTTGACTGTGAGATTGTAGCAGTTGAGAGAGAGAAAACTTACATTAAAAAAGCACAGGGTTATTGCCCATTATGTTATGCAACACAAGAAATAACATGTGATTATGAAAGAGACATCAATGATATTATATGTAGTAACATCAAATGTAAAAGACATAAACTTACAATAAGTAAGACAGGTTTGGTAACAGATAACATACAGTATGTATATCTACAAGAACTATTATCTGATTCAAAGAATAGTACACCTGTAATGATGAGAGGTGTAGCAATAGATGAACTATCTGGTACATTGTATGTAGGACAGAAGAAAAGAATAACTGGTATGTATAAATCAGTAATCAATCTAAGTAAAGGAAACGTAAATGATATTATCATAGAGATATTTTCAACACAAGATTTGGAAAAGAAAAATGATAGTTGTTTATCAGATGATGACTTGAAGATGTTAAAGGAAGAAGCAAAGAAAGATGAGTTCATGGATAAACTTGTAGGTAGTTTTGCACCACTCATTATAGGATACAAGGACATAAAGTTTTCAATACTATTAATGTTAGCAGGTGGATACTCTAAGGTAAAACGTGGAGACATAAACGTATTACTTGTAGGTGATCCATCACTTGCCAAATCAGAACTACTAAAAGAATGTTCAAAGATTTCTAACAAGTCTATGTACACATCAGGTAGAGGAGCAAGTGCAGCAGGACTTACCATTGGTCTAGTCAAGATGGACAATGGCAGTCAGGTAGCACAAGCAGGAGTTCTACCATTATGTAACGAAGGACATGCATGTATTGATGAGTTCGATAAGATGAGTCCCAACGACAGAAGTGCAATGCACGAAGGTATGGAACAACAGACAGTCAGCATAGCAAAGGCAGGTTTTAGAATGACATTACCTGCAAAGACTAGCATACTGGCAGCAGCAAACCCCAAGTACGGCAAGTATGATACAAGCATGTCACTCATTGACAACATTGACATACCAGTTCCACTCGTATCAAGATTCGATTTGATATGGTTGATACGTGACAAGGTAGATGTCCAAGAGGACAGTATCAAAGCAGAACATGTACTAGATACTTTCACAGGTGATGATATGTCAAGTAAAATATTCTTGACAAGAGATCAGTTCTCATCTTATCTAAGTTTTATTAGAGATTCTAAACCAACAATCAGTGAGGAAGCAAAGAAAAAACTTGCAGAGATTTATCAGAGGATGAGATCATTATCTGCAAACAACGAGTCACTTGCTGTAGGTATCAGACAGTTAGAAGCACTGGCAAGATTGTCAACTGCACATGCAAAATTATTGTTTAAAGATATAGTAGATGAACAAGACGTTCAGGCAGTAGAAGAACTACTCAAAAGAATGTATGAATCATTGGGAGTAAGTATGGACAAGGGATTTTCACAAGCAACACTTGTACTTGGTAAGAAAGAAACCAAAGAACAAACTGCAAACAGAGTGTGGAAAGAATGTGAGAACGAAAACAAATCAGTAAAGTATCAACTGTTTGTAAAGAAACTTGTTGACACAGGAATGTTTGACGAGTCATCTGCAAAGTCTCTATTCTCTCAGTGGGAAATGAAATGCATGATAAAACTAAATGGTGATGGGACATATCGGAAGATTTAGAAAACATTGATATAGTAGATGATTCTACTACTGATATGCAAGAAGAAATAGTAGAAGAAAAACAAATAGATTTGACAGTAGATCAACTAGATGGTGTTGGTGCTGTTACAAAAAAGAAATTAGAGTCATTTGGTATCAAAAGTATTATAGATATTTGTGTCAGAGGTGCTAAAGAAGTACAGGAAATCACAGGTGTTGATAAAGGTAAAGCAAACTCTTGGGTATTTAATTCACAAAAAATACTAGAAGAGAATAACTTTATCAGAAAATCTGACATGAGTGTAACAGAACTTATGGCTTATCAGGACAATCAGGAAAGAATAGCAACAAAATGTACTGAGGTAGATGAACTATTCAGTGGTGGACTTACACCTGAATCAGTCTATGAAGTATATGGTGAGTTTGGTTGTGGTAAAACACAATTCTGTTTGTCATTGACAGCAGAAGTAATTGCAAAAGGTGAGAAGGTTATCTGGATTGATTGTGAAGATACATTTAGACCAAGAAGACTAGGAGAAATTCTAGTAGCAAGAGAACTATGCACACAGGAAGAAGTCATGGACAAACTAGATAATATAAAGTATTTCTATACACCAAACTCAGAACAACTAATGGGTACAGTAGATTCATTATCAGATATGATGATGGAACTTAGACCAAAGATTGTAATACTTGACGGTTCTATTGGACAGTTCAGAGAAGAGTATCTTGGTAGAGGTACACTTGCAGAAAGACAGAATCAACTAGCAAGATTGATGACACACTTGAAGAACATATCATTCTACTTTAGATGTGTAGTTATCTTTACAAACCAAGTACAATCAGATCCATCTGTTATGTTTGGTGATCCAGTGAAACCTATTGGTGGTAACATTGTAGCACATGCATCTACATACAGAATCTATTTTAAGAAGTCTGGAAAAAAGAGAATTGCTAGAATGGTTGACAGTCCAGAACACGAACAGAAAGATGCTTCATATATTCTAACCGTAAAAGGGATAGACAATGCCGAAGACTGATAACTTTTGCTTTAATTGTAAATGTAAAGTAAAAGAAAAAGAACCATTCTGTTCAATAAACTGTTACAACATCTTCTTTTTTAATAGTACACCTGCATGAACCCAAGAGCACGTATGAGGTTTTCCAATAGGAAAGCAGTTCTCTGGTTACTTAAAAATAATTATGATGAGATATGGTTAAAGCCACATACAAGAAGACATGACTTGGTATATACTAGGGGTGAGTGGTATAGGGCATTGGATCTCTGGAATCTATTTGATGGTATATGTTTTGATGAAAATGATAATATCATATTACTACAGATAAAAACAAACGCATGGGCAAAGGCAAAACCTTTGGAAGACTTTGTAAAAACACACAAAAATATCAGGGTATTATCCATGAATGTAAAGGGTGAAAATGGCAAGTGGAATGTCTACACCAGAAAATACGAATAGATTTATATTCTACAAATCATATAACATTATGTGCATAAAGATTCTCAAGGAAATATTATAGGTTTTGGAGAGGAAACAACACTAGAATTATTAATACAATTATTTCCTCTAAGTGATATAAAAACACAGGTAAAATTCAAAGATTTATTAAAAGGAGAGTGGGTGGACACTGTTACAGAGAGACAGGAAAAAGAAACCATAGATATTGTGGTTTATACTGATCCAATTATAGCAGTAAGAGTTCAAGATCCACACCATACTGGCAGAATAACTGCCATGAGAGACACGGTTCAAAGAAAAACATTAGAATGGAATAATATCAGAGTCGTAGATTTGAATCATTATGACTGTGTAAATATAATGAAAGAGAAAAGAAATGATGAAGCAATGAGAGAGTTATTAGAAGCACTTAGTCACGAAGGAATACATTAACCGTAAATTCCGTGTGGTTTTTTCTCACTTTGTTGTTCTTCAGATTCCATCTGATTTAAAATTCTATGTTTCTCTTGTCTGATTTTTTCGCACACCATATACATAGCCATATCTATCTCTAAAAAATTCATATCATCTTCTATACCTTTATCAACAATTTTATCTAACTCATCAGATAATTTTTTAATCTTTTTCCAATCAGGAGAATACTCCTTCTCTTCTTCAGACATAATTCTGTTAGTTTATATATGTTATTTAAGTTTATGCCTTAATTTTGAAATAATTGCAAGGGTAATTGCAGTAATTGGTATTAATTCTATTAAATCTACACCATAAAGTAGAAAATCTAACACAGGATTAATTCTAGTAATTATGCCTAGTTGTAGGAAGGCATCTCCTGCCCATATAAAGTGAGGTATCTGTAGGTATAAAATTATAGCCGTGACTAGCATACTTTCAGTTATATGTCGTTCGTACCAGTCAAAAAAACCCATATTATAATCAATAATCTTTATAATTTAAGTGTTATCATTAAACACATGGAAGATTCCAAGATAAGTGTTGATATAAGAGTAGTTGGAGATGGAAACAGGGGTATATATTACCCAGATACACAGAGAGTAATAGTATATTTAAATAAACATGAATCCTATGATGATTTATTAAAATCTATTAACCATGAGTTGATACATCACTGTATCAATATATGTGGAGAAACAATGGACGAAGATCAGGAGGAAAAATGCATTTTCTGTATGAGTTGGGCAGACCACTCATTGATTTGAGTCAATATAGACGAGACTTTCTTTACCACTATCCAAGAGTACATTTATTTTTGTATAGTATTGTGTCTCATATCTGTCAAGTCTTTGCAAGTCTTCGCTAGTAACATCAAATACTTTACCATATACAGTACCATCTTTGAATGGAACAATGGTAGGATAAGGCAAGAGAGTATGATCTGATACTTTATAACCTTTTAGAGTATCAGTCTCACCATCTACGTGTTTATCCAATACTCTATACCTAATATTATCATCTAATAAAGAACCATAAGTAAAAATTCTCATTGTGGTAACTTTTCCATGACTTTTCTATAACATTCGACACACAAGTCTAATGTATCATACTTTGTAGTCTTTACATCACATATACAGATATTACACACCATAATGATTGTTATATAAAATTCAATTTAAGCATTTCGTTTAAAAAAAAATGCTATTTTTGCGATTTTGTTGTGTACAACTATGCATGGCATAACCATGCAGGTTGTTCACGCTTGGTATACTTTAGTATGTGTTGCTTGCCGTTGATATAATAGTTATGATATGATTTTATTACATTGGTGTATGTCCTATCACCAATCTTGTATTCATCTGACATTGCTCTAGCCCATGGTGTCATTTGTTCAACAGGTAAGTCAGGTATCGGTAGGTCTTTGATTGCTGTCCATGATTTGTGGTCAACATCTTTATTATATCTATATCTATATTCATTGTTTAATTCTTCAGTTAATTTAAACAACCAATAATAATTAAACAAACTATCACGTAACCATTTATTACATGGGTGATTAGTGTGTGTTTGTTTGTATGGTATGTCGTATGATTTTTCATAACGACTTGGGTGTAGATGATGGGTGGTGCATATCATCTGTGCTGATTCAAGTATCATCTTGACTACATGTTTGTCACAATGCATCTCTGCACATCTACGTGGATCAGAATCTAAAACAAATATGTTCATCAGTATTCCTCCCATATTGTTTTACCTAATATCAATTCCATTTTGATTGCTGATGTCAAATCTATTATCTCGTCTGTTGTTAAATTTCTGCATCTGTTTTTTCTTATGTGATCTATCACATGTTTTACTTCATACCCATCTGCTATACCAATGAGTGAATGAGTTAGATGAAGTATAAACTTCTCTCTCTCATTGAGTTCCATACCACTCACCTGAGAAACATTCTCTACACTCATCATTGTACCACTCCAGTTCTCCATCTTCACCTGTGATTTTGTTTTCACATTTTCCGACTTCCTTTCCACATGTTAGACATGTTTTTGGGAACACTGGTTTGTGATCGTACTCTGCCCACAACTCGTTATGCATACGCCATTGTCTTCTCATCTCACCATCATTCTCTTCATTGTTTAATGAATCGATTTGATCTGGTGTCATTCTATCGAAAGCAACCCACATGCTTTGCATTGTTTTGAGTTGTGAAGCCATCTTCTTTCTTTCTCTCGCCCTAAGTTGTAGTTCTTGTGGCGTTAGTTCTCTTTCTAATTCATTTGTCATGTTATCACCTCCTAGTTTTTCATGCAACGAATTATCTCCTTGCGAAGATTGTTGACCATAAAGTTCTCTACATCTTCTATGCCTCTACACCTAATATATTTGTTACCAAACATTCTGGACATGTAACTTGAATTGTATATCTCGTTACCAAATCCTATGATGGTAATGTTAGGTGTAGTCTTTATGGCTTTCTTGTATGCGACTATGGTTTCTTTACATGTCACATCACTTCTGATTTGTACACCATTCTTTTTGTATTGTGGGTATCCATCTGTCAATACAATGAGTAACTTTCTTTTGCCACTCATCTTACGAAGTTCTTTTTCACCCTGTTCAATACCAAAGTGTGTTGGTGTGTAGCCTGATGTTTGATATGGTAGATAACCAATGTCATTGATGTTATTGTATCTTCTGATTGACATGTTACCTTTATTGTCTGAACTCCAAGTAATACATTTGATTTGTATTGACTTTTCATCTTCAACAGATTTCCATAACGTTGATACAAGTTTTACAACTGATGAATTTACTCTATGCATACTACCTGAACCATCAATGCTTATGACAACTGATAAACCATTTGTCTCTCTGTCATCAATAAAGCAATCACCATAACCGTTTGCCTTGAGTGTAATGTATTCACCTACATCAACCTCGTAACCATCTTCAACGATTGCCTGTTTTGGTTTCTCTTTGAAGTTCTTGAGTAATCTCTTAAAGTCTCTGATTACTTTGTTGTTGTATTCTACTTTCTGTGGTTGTCCTCTCTTTACCAAAGGACTTTCATAGACTGATACTTTACCACTTGGCATAGAGTTACCTTCTAGTGCAACTCTGATTTCGTTTACTGTATCTCTTGCTTCATCTGCTAGTTCTTCAAGTGTATTTTCATAAGAAATGTCACCGAGTTCTTCATCTGTATATTCTTCTTCATCTTCGTCAACATCATAACCTCTACTTGAATCAACCTGTCTGCCTTCATCAAATCTTTTGTCCTCGTTGTTTAACTCTTCAACAATGTCATTGAATTGTTTGATTGTCTTTTGTTTCTCTTCGTCTAATTGTCTTAACTCGTCCAAGTCTTTTGCTTGTTTGGACATTATTTCTTTTGTTTTATTCTTCAACTCTTTAACTTGTTTCTCTTTGTTTATTCTATTCTCAATGTATTCATCAAGATATGGTTTGATTCTTTTTAGTACAACCATAGTTGCTCTAAGTTCTTTGAACTCTACATCTTTTAATCTGTCAGCAATGAATGGATACTTTGTCTTTGCAACCAAGTCATCTCTGTAGAATCTCTTTGCTAACATTGTCATGCTTGGGTGGTCAACAAACTCTAGTTCTTTACCAAGATTCTTTCTTGTTCGTACAAACTCATGAACGTTACCAAGATATATCTTACCCCAAAGTGATTCTATTCTCTGGTCTTCTATTACATTCATGCACTCATGGTATACATTAAATGCTGTAGTTGCATCATCACCCCATCTCTTTGACCATTTATTAATTGTCTTGAGTGCTCTCTTATCAAATGAGTTGAACAATACATGTGCAAGCTCATGGTTGATTGCAGTGTTACCATCAATACCTCTACACTTTGGACTTGCTTTTGTAACAAGATAACCTTCACTTGTTTGCATTGCATAGTTTGTTTTTGGTTCATATCGTAACTCAATCGGTGAGTTAACAATCTTACTGATGATACCAACCTTTTTCTTGTCGTAATCTTTCTCTGATAAATAATCAGAAGAGGAAAGAGTTACCTCGTTTAGAGTAGGTATAGGCATCTATACATCAACTCCAAATATCTCTTTGACTTGCTTCTTTACTAACTCTCTTTGTGCAGGATCACTGAACTTTGAGAGTATAGAGTTCTTGATACTTCTCTCTAATGGTTTCTTCATCTCAGTAGATGACCACATTCTGTAACACTCTGTAAACTGTGCCAAGTCTCTTGGTGACAATGAGTATTCAACATCTGCATTGAGTCTCAAGTTATGTATGTTCTGAGTCAATGTCATGAGTGGTGCAATCACTGTATCATCTGGAATACCACGCCAGTCAATAATCTTTCTGAGATTATCACTTGATGGATACTCCCAGATAGAACCAATGAATCTGCTTCTTGCATCTTCTGTCAATGTATTGACACCTGCGTATGTGCTTGGGTTCATTGTTGCAACGACTGATAGTTTTACACCATCATTCAATCTGTATATCTTTCCGTTTGCACTTATCTCTCTTCTGTCATCTGTGACAGAGTTGGTTGCTTTCTGTATCTCATGTGCCAATGCATTAAACTCATCAAGGTATAGCAATGCTTTACCGAAATGATTGGCTACTTCAATAACTGTTGGCAGTACACCTAGTTGGAAGTAACTACCGAACTCATTAATCTGTGGTCTACCAATCAAGTCACCGACTCTAGTTCCTTCTGAACAGTTCAGTGATACGATAGGCATGTTATGTTTGACACAGATGTTATGAACTAACTGAGTCTTTCCCAATCCTTTGTCGCCTTCAATAAGATAGTTCTTACCTGCAAGCATACAGGCTTCTAACTCCCTTGCTTCATCATCAAGTTCGATATATTCTACACCCCATTTGCGAGGTAAGTAATTGTCGAAATCAATTTGGGCAGTGGGAACTTTATACACCCTATCTTTTGGTGTGTTCTCGTTGGTCGTCTTTAACGACTCTATGTATTCTATTTTATCCATTTGTTTCATCTCCATATTTTTCTTGTACTCTTGCATGTTCAACCTCTATCATCTCAATCATAGTGACTGCTATGATATGATAACAGTTCTCTGTGAACTGATAGCCCATGCAATCGCACTCATACTTGTCGGACTTTATGACAGTATGGTATTTGTTTTCGTCTGATGCTGATGGTAACAACCATGTGTTTTCTTCCACATGGATTACTTTACCGAGCACCTGTTTTGCTTTTAATACTTGTGATTCGCTCATCATAAATTCTCCTCATCAAAATGTCTTCTATGTTGTTGACATACATGTACTTCATGTTCTTGCAATCCTTTATCCTTTACATCAATCATACATTTGTATGTTACTACTGCATCATTGGTACATTTTATATCACCAATCATTACATTACATTTATCCAAGTTGATTATCTCTCCATTCATCATAGGCTTGATCTTCATCTGGATAACAACACTCACATACTACTGTCTTTATACCATCAGAAGAGTATCTCCATTGTATATCGTAAGTGCCTTCACCATCACAGATAGGACAATCGGGGATTGGTTTAGTCATTATAATCCTATCTCCATTAGCTTCTTATGTATTATTTCCTGTGCTTCTTCTGGTATATAATCCCAATACTCCATAAGTATATCATAGGCTTCTTTGTATCTATATTCAACTTTTTCTTTAGTCATGTTCAATCCATATCACTCCAATCATATCTTGGTTCATCATCTGATCTAAATGCATCACTACATTCATCACAGTATTCTCCTTCTTCCACTTCCATTTCCATACAGTTTTCGCATATCTTCACTACCATCACCTCCTTTGTTTTTGTAGTATTCCATGCATCATCATCAGCACACAAGCATAATCAAAAAGAGCTTGCATATCTGTGATGTTATATTCTTTGACAAGTGTTCTAAGTACAACGTCCGTTGTCATGTCTGATGGTTCGATTACTCCTGAACGTGTAATGAATGACCTACTCAATCTGAGTATATCAGGCTTCTCACGATCAATCAATCCTGCAACCATCATCTCATCATACAGGACATTCATCTCTGCATTTGTCATATTTGTTATATCTTTCATTGTAATGTGAGGATTGCCAATTTATATGAGTATTTGGATTATCCTCGAATCTTTTACTCGCATCATTCTGTTTGTTTGATCTTTACGTGTCGGAAACAGAGTCGCACGACTGAAACGCACACGCTTACCGAAATACAAGGTAAGTATAATGAAGTAGATAGTAATGACAACCCCCTATAATTATCATTACTATCGTGGTTATGATACACTAATGTGTATGCACTAAAGTATAAAATTCCATTGGTAATTTGTTTCATAGAAAACATTCTATTCTGTGTGTGTTGTTGTGTACAACTTTCTAGAGAACTTGCCATGACACAACACCATTGGTTGTGTTACGTTTCTGCACTCTAGCTTTACTGTGCCATTCCTCATGCCTAGACTTGCCATGCATGTTATCATCTTGTGTTTGCCAACCACATAGATTACACTCAATCATTACCATCACCATTAAATAAAATCATGCGAGAGATATGTCTCTCACTGTATCCATATCTCTCCAGTGTTTGCCTTAGTTCTCTATTGTTCATACATTTTTCCTACTGCATAGTTCTGCATGATTTCTAACTCATCATCACTGGCATGCATGTCTTTTATTCTTCTGTCTTCTTCATCTAAAAAGTATTGTATGTCATACACACTGTAACCATAAGATATGTAATCATCTATCTCGTCTTGTGTTATGTCATATTCTTTTTTCATTGTGTCAATGATTTCTTGCTCATACTTTTCATAGTTATTTTGTTTGTGAATGAAGTTGCCATAACCAAATTCATTCCATGCACCGAATGGTGTTGGTACAAAGTAGTCGTTACTACATTTATTACCCTTGACGTCACACCAACCTGTACCATATCTAATGATACCTTTGGGTGTTAGTATTGCAATCTTGTTCCAACCTGTAACAAGTTTAGCCATGTCTTTGTGACCTAATCTGTATGCAAGGTAAGCCATGACACGACTGTCACTGTATTCACCGTAAGGAATAGCAACAGGTTTGTGTTGATTACCTAGATACTTGATGAACTCGTCTGCATAATCTGACCACGTACCATTGTGGAATAACAGGGGGAACTTGCACTTACTACCTGCAAGGTTGAGATCTACACGTTTGGTTATCTCGAATGGGTGGCACAGTTTCTTATTGACTGAACCTACACTAGCAATCCTGAAATGAATGACTGCCGTTTTGATACCCTCTGGTTTTAGTTTGTGTTCAATGATGTTGTGAATCTTCTTGGAAGATATACCTTTACGATAGTAGGTATACTTACCATCAGTCCAACCGATTGAACCACCATGACTATTCAATGCTTCTGCATCTTCTAGTGTTGATTTGGCAGGGTATTTGCCATCTTCTATACATATTACAACGCACATAGTATCACCTCCTAATGTCTATATGACGTAGACACAAAATGTGTTTCGGGTATTGAACCCATCATCAGTACGCCTATTAAATACTAACACGCATTAATTTAATGTCGTCTTTGTATTCCTCTACAAACTCATCAACAATATGTGCTAGTGCGATAGTTGATGCACGCATTAGACTGAACTTCTGAAACTCTGGTAACACTCTGATTTCCATTGTCTCATGTAATCCATAACAATAGTTGACTCGTCTGTATCTGTATTCTTCTTTGGTTCTGCCTGACATGAGTTGACCAATAGCATCATAGTTACGCTTGCACCAATGCACATTACCTGCTAGTCGTTGGTAAAATGCACTGTCATGGTTGATGTTTGCCGTTTTACCCCAATACTCAAGCCATGTTGGTAGCCAACGGTCATTGAACTCTCTGTTCAATAGGATTGACTGTGCTCTCATATTGGATTTGAATGAGAAGTGTCTATGACCACCACATGAATTGTTGGATTGTATTACGTGATGCTTATCCATAAACTCAAGGACTTTTTCGTATGGTAATGCAGGAGATACAATCTCACCATCAACACCATCACCACTATTACCACAATCATGCTCACAACCACAGTTCATGTCACAAGAAAGATATGTTCCATTAGAACCACTCTCACAATCCGTTATGGAATTTTCATCAAATGCTTGACGAGCACAAGTATTACATGTACGATTATCATTATCAATACATTCTTGACAACCTTTTTCCATGTATTCATCATCATAATAACAGTCACAGTTTTCCCAAGTACCATCACATTCTGAACAAATGGTACAATCATAACAATCACAATCAACTGTTCTGCAATCACATGCACTGCAACGTCTACAATCACTGCACTCACAGTACTCACGACAATTACAATCACCATCATTATCACCAACTACTTCGACTGAACTATCGTAGTGGTAAAGGTCAGTATCACGCAGTTCTTGTGGCACTGCACCTTCATCTTCTAAGCCAATAAAGGCTATATGCTTCAGGGGTATTTGAGCGAGTCCATCTGCATCAGTAGCATATATATCTATACGCTGTCTGAGACTGAGGTCGCTATTTTTGGGTGTGGTTTTTCTAGTCATGTCCTCTATGTTGTACTCCTATATTTCTTATTGGAAAGTCAGGGTATCTAGTCTTTACCATTGACTCTACTTCGTACTGTATTAAATCATCTTCAGCTTCAGTTAGCATTGCAACGAAACGCTCGTACAAATGCACTCTGAATTTGTTCTTGACTTTATCACAGAACAACTCAAGACCTTCGAGATAATATGACATCATCTCGGTTGAGTGTGGGGTAGTGATTACCTTATGTCCGAATGTATTAGCACCTATGGCTCTGAATACACTCAGGTCAACAACATGCTCACCATTCATGTTGTCATGTATGACTGTCTGATAGTTTCTACCGTATCTAACATGCTCACAATCATAGTCATTATGTTCGAGCATGAAGCTAAGCATATTAGCGAATGACCTATTAGTAAACACTAACACGCAGAAGTTATTGAACTCTTCAGTAGGGGGAACTATCATAACCTCTACTTTTGGATCAACTGTCTTATAAAAGTCAGGCAGTTTAGATTGGTTTGGGGGTATGTCAAGCAAGGTCTCTATAAGATAGTGACCATTCTTGGCAGTAATCTCACCACAATTAATATCCATAACAACGTTATGAATACGATTGTAGATCTGGTCAGAATATATACATTCCTGCATACTGTAATAATATACACTATACACTAATAAGAATCTATCTTACTGTTATATATAGCATACATTTGATTCGTAAGAGACAGGCAAGAATACCTGCCACTCACGTAATATAAACCCATCGCAATTTAATTTAATTACAGATAGGGGTATTAGTAAAAAGTGGGGTGTGGATAGTATATAATATACTACCCACAGTCTACCTGAAGTCTACATACGACAGTTATATAACTTGTAGTTAATTTCCTACCGTATGTTTATCTGTATATGTGTGCCTCGCCTACTGGCTTAATCATGAATCAGTCAGGTATGCCTAGCACTCTCTCGGGGAGCATACCCTTCCTCACACTTCGTAACGTTCCTAACCGTCACTCACACGTGTAACTCCGTAAGCGTTCCTAAACTGTCCTCAGCATACGCTCAGTTAGGACTAAGCGTTAGCCTTAGACTCGTTGCTGTAAGAGCCCATGTGTCTCGCTGTGAGCGTGTCACAGAAAGATAGTTCCCTTACCACACCAAGACATATAGCATTTTCATGCGTATCTCCACAGTGTACCGTGCGTGTAATAGCGAGCCAAGTACTCATGGAAAAAAAATGGTTTTTATGAAACACATATATACAAGTCGGGAAAAAATTTGATACAAATCGGGAAAAAAGTTAGATACAAATCCGATTGGAAATTTAACAACAGTCAGGACATAGTATTTTCTTAGTATCCACTATAAGAACATTGGATTTATGGCAGTTGTGACACAACCCATATAAATCTGGGGAGCAACAACCATCACATTTGTGAAACAGTTTGGTCATAATACTTCTTAGTCTTGACATCTTTTTATTAATTCCTCTAATACTTTAAGCCTGTACTCATTAGCAGAAGGATCTTTTTTCACTCTGTCATAAACCTTTATAAAGTCTTCAAGGTGGGCTTTGCGAATCGCTTCATCACTGTACATGTTCTTCTCCTATCTTGTTTCCTATTACATCTTCATAGGTTATATGTCTAAAGGCTTTTATGGTAGCATTATGATCTACATCACAACCACAAAATGAACAAGCAGGTTTAGTTCCATCATCAAGAGCAAACTCTGATTCATGCTTTGGGTGTGTTTTTTCATGTTCAAGCACTTGCTGAATGATTTTTACATCACCGTCAATGTTGAATGAACATTCTCTACATTGGTATTTCATTACTTTGCTAAACTCCTACCCCATTTATAAATCTTTTGTTCAATCGGTTTTAGTCTAGCTTTTACACGATAAAATTCTTTTTTATCATAATTGCATACCATGAGCAAAATTTCGTCATACGACATGTCTTCAAGTTTCTTGTGATACTTTTCTAGCATTGCTCATCTTCCTGCTTCATTATGTCTTCTTGAGACTCAAATTGATTTTTCAGAACATCTGGACTTGTTGTCAATTCGTCCACCATATCAAACACTTTCTTCTTGTTTTTCTCTATAGCCTCTTTTTCGCCTTCGGCAACCAATGTACCTTGTACACGAAACAAACATCTAGCAAGTCCGTTCTTTGTATGGTCTCCGATTTTTTCGCTACAGGCTATACATACAATTTTATCTATTTGTTTAGAACCTATCATGTTTTGATAAAGTATCCCCACATATATAAATCTATCTTAAATGTATAGCTTTATATTGGGTGAAATATAATTGACTACATGAAAGGTTGTAAAGGAGTATGCAATAGAGTTAATACAGGAAGACCATTTGGTGATCCTTATCCAACTCATGCATTATGTAGAAGATGTCAAATATGGATTAAACATGAAGATTTGATTCCTCATGAATGGTTTAAGCTAGTTTGCCCTTGTTGCAAAGCTAGACCAAAAATGAAATCTTATAGATCCAAAAAAACACAAATGTTAACGAAACGCTTGTAGTGTTTTTTTACTATATCTTTTCTTAATACCTTTGTATTTTATTGATACAATGATTAATGGTATTCCTATTGGCGAAAATAATAAAGTGCCTGTTAGAAATAATCCTATAAAGAATAATGGAATGTTCATGTATTATATATGTTGTAACCCTAATATAAACGATTTGTAAAAACCATCTGTTCTGAGAGTGATGACGTCTCTACGCTCTTTCACTCTCGGAGATGAAAGTCCTAAGAAGGCTACCGTATCTCCAAAGGGAGAGTTTAATGGTAATCCTTGACGGACTATTTTATTTGACTAATGGGTTATATATACTTTATCTGTATTTTACAGATTTTTTCTGTAGATGTCGGATTTTCAATATCGCAATATACTTAACAGATTTTTGTACCTGCAATAATACGAAATGGACAATCTGTCTGTGGAATATCCACCGTTGATACCAAATAAAATGCTAAAAAAGCAAGTGCTATTGATGTTATTATTAGTAACTTACTCATCTTTTTTGAAGAGTTTCTCTTCCTCGATTAGATCTTCGCACAGAAATGTAATCTTCCAGAACGTTCTTCTATCTTCTAATGAAATCTTCTCAACTGGAATTTTTGCAAACGCTAATTCCCACCACTTTATTATTGTACTAAAATCTTTTAATGTTAACTCTACCATACAAAAAGGTATAAAAGGGTATTTAAATTCTTTTGTATTCTACTGATTTCTTTCTTGTACGTACATTATAACGTAACACGTACTTACAGCAAGGACAATGTACATCATCTGTCTTGATAAATACACTGCAAAGTGAACATCTTTTTGATACCTGATAATTTTTTTCACCCTTTTGTGCTTGTATTCTCAGGCATAGGTTTTTACATGTATGCATAAATACTAAATGTGTATTCCTAATATAAACCTAGCTGATTCGCTACGTCAGTCCTCTCCCTCAACGTAAAGCATCATAGGAGTATGCAATCGCTCACACCACTAGGTATTTATAATAATATTTATATGCTTTAAAAATATTATTTTTATATGCCTAAACCCGATAAAAATGAGATAGTAGAGGAAGAAATAATCATATCAAAACCAGTTACCAAGTGTACTTGTAACGATGATATAGGTAGAAACATTAGATGTCCTGATCACGGTGATTCTGACAAAAAAGGACAATAAATGACAACTCTTGACAAAGTTTATTAAGCACTAATATATGACATATACTAATGGGTATTAAGGATACTTTTGGTAAAATAGGTAATTTATTCACAGTTAACAAATCCTATAGTGAGACTACCACAAGACCATCTATTGCTCAACCTTATATGAGTACCGATACAGGTGCTAAACTTCCAATTTTCCCATTCCCATTGATTATGATTTATGAGTTAGCAGAAAACATTGATGCTTTACGTATTCCTATTGAGACTATTAACAGAGAGATGTTTAAGAACGGATTTGAGATTGTAGAGAGATTCAAATACAAGTGTAATAATTGTTCTAAAGAATTTCAATATGCACCAAATATCAATGTAGAGGATGAAAGTAAAGGTCAATCAAAAATGATACAATGCGATTCATGTCAAAGTTATGACATGAGAAGACCTGTACCAGAACACAGAAAAATTTTAGAAGATCTTATGACACAACCTATTAATGGAAACAACCAAACACTTGAAGATGTTGCAAGACAATTAGAAAGAGATTTGGAAATTGCAGATAATGCATACTTGTTGATGTTAAAGAATTATTGGATAGATGATCTTACTGGTGATATTGATTATGATAAAACTGAGATCAAAGAATTGTTAAGAGTTGATCCACCACAAGTTGCAATGATTGCAGATAGTGATGGTAGAATTGGTTATGATGATAAAAGACAAAAGATTTGGGTATGTCCTAGATTTGAACATAGAGATAAGAGATTATATTCTGAAAGATGTGATAGATGTAATGCACAAGGCATTAAAGCAATACTGGAAGTAAACTCTGTATATTCTGTTGGTGTACCACACCCAAAAAGAGTAATCTATGGTGAAGGTGAAGTAATTTGGAAAGCAGGAAAGTATAGACCTTCATTGATTTATGGTTATTCTCCTATCTATGCAGTATGGTCAAAGGCTATGTCATTGTCTCACATGGACGAATATGTCAGAAAATACTTTGATAAGATGAGACCACCAAGAGGATTGTTAGTTATTGCATCAAGAAACTATGAAACATTCAGAAAATCATGGGACGCTCTCGAGCAGAAGGCAACAGAAGATCCTTACATGATTCACCCATTGATGGTAGAATCAGAAAAAGGTGGAAAGAATATGGCAAATTGGATAGACTTTACTGGTTCATTACAAGAATTACAATTCATTGAAGTTAGAAAAGAACTAAGACAAATCATTGGTGCAGTGTTTGGTGTACTTCCATTGTACTATGGTGAGATGGTAGGTGGTTGGTCACAAGAAGGATTACAAGTTACAATTACAAACAGAGCAGTAAAATGGGGACAAGATATATTATACAAATCATTTTTCAAGAAATTCACTGAAGTTATGGGTGTAAATGATTGGGATCTTAAACTTGTAGCAGGTGAAGAGAATGATAAACTATCAGAATTACAAAGAGATGGTGTAGAAATTCAAAACATGGCTATGTTACAACAAATGGGATTTGAAGTAACAAGAACACATACTGGTGAGTTTAATGTATCAAAAGAATCATCTATTGAAGGACAAAATGAAAACATGGATAACAGTGGAATTGATGGAAGAGGCAGAAGTACAGCAGCACCAGTAGAAAACAGACAAAGATTCTCTGGATCACCAATGCAGACAAGACCATCAGATATGGGTGGTATTGCACAAGGAAGTCCTTCATCTGGTAGTGGTACAACTCTAAGTCAGAAGAATTTTCCTGATGGAATTACTCCTGCAAACTTTGAAGTTGTAAAGAAAACATTACAAACTGCAATGGATTATGGGTGGAAGAAAACAAAAACAGTAGATGAACTTAGAAAATATGCAGGTATGACAGTTAGACAGGCAAGAGAACTTGTAAAGAATGAATTAGGAATGACAAGGAGATGGGAAGATGCTGAGGAAGAGTAAAAAGAAAGTAGAAGAACCAATAGAAATCAAAGTACCTAAAGAAAAGGTTACTACAAGTAAAGATAAAATAGATAATACCATATCTGAAATACAATCACAGATAAAAACATTTAGAAATGAAGAAGTATTTGTATGCTTACAAGATTGTTTAAAGAAAATTGAAAACATAAAAAGAGATCATGGCAACTAAATTAGACGTTAATACAGGAAATACAGATTTAGGAAAGAAAATCTGGGACATTCACCAGAATAACGAATACACCAAAGTCAATAATTACAAAGAAGGTATGTGTTACAACTGTTTTGAAAGTAACGCAGTAGCAGCATTAGTGCTTGATATATGTGGAGATTGTGCAGGAAAGAGAGGTAGAGAGACAATTTTAGTTCCAATTAAGCAAGTTTATTATGGTATGTGTTATTTTTGTGGTGATTACAAGTTTAATTTAGAACAGATTAATGGTAGATTATGTACTAAATGTCATAAAAGATGTGCAAACCACATCAAAGATTACAACAAAAAAGGTGGTCAATTTGGTGCAGATCCATTCTGGAAGTCAGTAAAACGTAGACATGGACAGGATTGGAAGTTAATTATGAATGATCCGTCACAATCTTATAGACGTTAATCATTTTTTAAAATAAAATTAATTCTATCCATTTCATAATCATAAAATTTCATATTGTAATCTATGATTTTATTTTTGTTAGGAATGGTTGATTCAAAATATCTATCAACTCTCCAAGACAACATTGGTTTTCTTAAAAATCTTGGAAAAAATTCTAATTGCATTTTTTTCTTGTTAAACTTCATTTTATCATGTAATATTAGAACTGTTTTATCATTTTGATAACCATATATGTTACCATTTCTAAAATGTACCAAAGATTTTTGTAATCTAGGTCTTTCTTTTTCTTGATTTGTGTTTGTAACTATCCATAATTTTGATTTGTCATTGATATACATGTCAACAATGTTAATTTTTTTCATTGGTTCTGTTAAAAATCCTTTGTAAAATCTTTCAAATTCTTTCATGTTATCGTAAATATATATGGAAGAAGCCATGAATTTTATTAACAATACTTATTAATAAACCCTTTTCTACTATATTATGGCAACTTGTCCAAGATGTAAAGCCAAATATGATGGATTTTGGCAGGAGTGTGCAAAATGCATAGAAAGCGTTTATCCAGAGACATAGAAAAATGTGTTGCTTGTAAAAGTAAAATTTACAAGTATGGTAGAAAAGATTTTGAAATTAAATTATGTTACAAGTGTGGAAAGTTTACGTGTAATTCAAATGTTTCATTAGGTGATCTTACGTTCATTATATCAGAAGATCCAATGATCATACCATACTTGATTAAGATGGAATATCTAAAACCAATGTAAATATAAATACTTGTAAGACTTTTATACTACATGCTAGAAATTCTTGACACAATATATCAGGAAGCTGTAATTGCAATTGCATTAGGTACAGGTTCAGGTGTTTTGGCATATTTTAGAAAAATTTCAAGAACACAAAAGAATTTATGCGAAACTGTAGAAAAACTACAGAAAACCATTATTATTTTAGCAAAAGCTGTTGATAGACAATCAAATAGATTACACCCAGAAGTAAATTCTGATTTTGATGATCTAGTAAAAGAACTACTAGATAAATAATATGAATGAATCGTTCACAAAGTTTAAGTAAGAGTTAAATAGGTCGATATAATACACCTTTCATGGCAGATCCATTACTGATCGCAGTAATTGCAACCATAATTGGTGCAGGATTAAACACCGTAAGAGGTTACTTAGGAAGTGAAGACTCATATTCTGCTAAGAAACTTATTGGTGCTTTGATCGTTGCAGTATTTACTGGTGTTGCTATTGCTCAAACAATCGCCATAGACGGTATGAGTCTATTAGGTGTAGCCTTGATTGGTCTAACAGCAGGATTCTCTGTTGATTATGCAGTCACAAAGGCAAAAACTACTCAAGTCGAGTAGTAAAACTCCTTTTTTATCAAAATATTTATTAATCTTTACCGAACTTGATTTATATATGGAAGATAAAGTGTTCTTTAACGGTTTTGAATCTACTTTAAAGAGTATGGAGAACATAAACTCAGATGAAAGATATTTTGAAGGTCTATTAACAGTACAAATGAAAGATAAACAGGGTGAAATTACCATTGTTGATGAGTTATACAAGGTTTTACCTGTATGGATTGACAGAGGAGCACCAATTTCTGACACACATTCTAACAGAATTGTAGGTAGAGGTATCAATTATTCAAGAACTGTAGTAAAAAATGACAAAGGTGAAGAACTTCCTGCAATCAAAATCACTGGTAAAATATTCAAAAACTATGAATTAGACAATGTTATTTGGGATAAAATCAAGAAAGGAGAGTATAAAGGACTATCATTTGGTGGTGCAACTAGAACAAATAGAGCACCAATCGTTATGAAAGATGGTTCTATTGCTTATGCACTCAAAGATTTAGAACACTATGAGGTTGCAGTATGTAAAGATCCTGCTGTACCAATGGCATTAATCACTGATTTTAATCCTATTGCAAAAGCACATCATGATGCAACTGAAAGAGGTGATGGTAAGATGGTAATTCAATGCAGTAAAATGGGTTGTTATGTTGAAAAAGCAGAAGATCCATGTTGGGAAGGTTATGAACAAGTTGGAATGAAAGAAAAAGATGGTAAACAAGTTCCAAACTGTGTTCCAAAAGGAGATACAAAAAAAGCAGAACCAGATCCAGAACAATTAAAGATGGGAATCAAAGTTGAAATGGAACATACTGATGATAAAGAAGTTGCAGAAAAAATAGCAAGAGATCATCTAAATGAAGTTGCAGATTATTATACTAAATTAAAAGAAGTTGAAAAAGCAGATGAAGATAAACCATTAAACAAACCAATGAGAGATGATGGTGACAAGAAATTCAAAGTATATGTTAGAGATCCAAGCACAGGTAACGTAGTTACTGTAAGATTTGGTGATCCAAATATGGAAATTAAACGTGATGATCCTGAAAGAAGAGCATCATTTAGAGCAAGACATGATTGTGATAATGCTAAAGATATTACTTCAGCACAATACTGGTCATGTAAGATGTGGGAAAAAGAAACATCTGTTACTGAATATACAGAGAAAAACATTGAAGATGTTGCAAAAGCAGATTTAACTCAATATGATACATTTGAAGGTAAAGTACAAGCATTAATGAAAGAAGGTTATCCTAGAGAAAATGCAGAAAAGATAGTAGGTGCATTTGTTAAAGGTGAGAAAAAGAAAGATGGTGAAGGTGGTGCAATGTCAACATCTACTGATGGAACATTTAATGCTGTTCATGGTGGAGAAGGTAAAAAGAAAAAGAAAAATGAAGATGAAGACGAAAAAGAAAGTGGGGATCATTCCAATTCTGATGGTGAATTACACGGTATGTACAATCAAAATGGCTCTGATTTAAAGAAACAATATTATGGTGGAATAAGAGAAAACTATGATGGAGCTATAAAACAAGGTGGTATGGATATATCAGAAACAGGTGGTATTACTGTAAAAAGAACAAAAAAATTAAAAGATATTAAACGTTCATTAGAATGGAATGAAAAAATCATACAATTAAAAAAATTAAACCAAAACTTATAAATTTCAGTAATATATATATAGTCAGTATATTTAAATCGAGTAATAACATGACTCTGGAAGAACTTCGTAAAGAAGACCATGAAGAAGAAGAAAAAGTTTCTGAAGAAAAAGAAGACGAGTCAGAAGAGGAGAACACAAACAAATCTTTTGATGAAGCCTTACTCGAAACTTTATCTACTCTCACAGAGCACGTAAAAGCACTCTCAGAATCTCACGCTGATTTAGAATCAAGACTTAATAAAGCTCTTGAGGAAAAACCAGAAACCCAACTCGAACTCCAACCTGCAACTTCTGATAAAGAAGACATTGGAGATGAAGTCGTAGTTCCTGAAGCTTATCAATCCAATTCTGTTCAAGCAGGATTAGATGATGACAAATCTGGTCATCATAAACCAGAAGGTGATCAAAAAGGATTATCTATGCAACAAAAAGCACAGAAAGTCAACTTTGATTTCACTACAGAAACTCCAAGACCAAGTGCAGCAATCGAATCTGTTAACAAATCAGACATGTCTGACTTTAGCATGATTTTGAAAGATGCAAGAGATGTTGGTTATGAAGGTTTATCAACAATCGCAAAGAAGATTCAAAAAGGTGATTATTACACTCCTTCTGAAGAGGAGAGGTGGTTCTAAACATGGCTCAAGTACGAACAATAGACGAACTAGAAGCACTCTATTATGGATATAATAGAAACCTCGTTAGAAAAGCAGATGCTCCAATCACAACATCAACTACTGGTGTTTTTAACGCAGTATTTGGTGCTTATGCATGGGCTCAGCTTAACTTAGAAGCAAACGCTTTCGGTATCTTACCAAAAGTTCCATGGGACAAATCTGGTTGGCGTACCATTACGGCTAAACCAACTATGACTACAACCAATGGTAATACCACATTAGGTGGTACTGCTGAGGGTGGATCTATTGCCGAAACTGTCAAACCAACTTTACAAGAGATTGACATCAGACCAAAAACTGCTCAGTTAGCATTTAGTGCATCTGAGGTTATGGAATGGTTAGCAACTCACAGTAAAGATGACATCTGGGGTGGACTTGGTTCACTTAGATTGTATATGGCAGTTCAGCACAAAGAATTCCTTAATAGAATGTTGCTAGCAGATGTTGAATATGATGCAGCAAACGCAAGTGCCAATAACAGTGGTACAACCAACTTTGAAACACTCGACAGAATCATTTCAAGTGATGCTGAAGAAGATGCTTTAGGTGGTTCATACACTGGATTCTATGATCCATGGGCAGCAAACGCTACCATTGATCGTGACTCAGGCACTACTTATGACTGTACTGTCGAATCTGCTTCTGGTACAATCGGTACTAACGGTGTCCTAACTGATGATACTCTGAGAACTTTCCTAAGAAAGATCAGAATCGCAGCAGGAAAAGATCCAAACGTCTTCCTCGGATCACATGAGGTATACTCAGAAATCCAAGGACTTTACATGCCTTCTGTAAGAATTCCAAATCCTTACGGTGAAGCATTAGTACAAGTTGACGTAAATGGTATCCAAACCTTCAAAGGTACTGGTGTCGGAATTCATGTTGATTCTATCTATGGAATCCCATTCATTCCATCAAAAGATGCTCCAAGCAACTCTGCTGACTCATCAGAGATCGGTAGATTGTTCGCTTTAGACACTTCTGATGCTGAAGGATATGGTTATCCAAGAATCGGAATCCAAATCGCAATTCCAACAGAATACTATGAAGCAACTCGAAGAACACCAGCTTATCCATTCGTAAATGATGCTTTCGTTGAGAAAGGCATTTACAGAACTATGGGTGAGACTGTATGTCGTCATTTCAAATCTCAAGGTAAGATTAGAGATATTAAACTCTAAATTGCCAAAACCCAATTTTTTCTTTTTTATTTTTGATGACTTATGATAACGTTACCAATTTACATTTTTTCAATGTGTGCAGTATTAGCAGGGGGAACTGTTGATTGTAATGAACATTGGGCAGTTTATGTTTATGAAGATAAAGATGTTTTTCAATATTGTTATCCAGATGTAAGATCATTTCATTATGCAGTAGCAGGGTGTGCAACTTATGATAATGACCGTGGACATAAAATTATACTTGGTAATCTAGGCAAAGGTAAATCACATACTGGAGAATCATTATTTGCTCATGAGATACATCATTTACAATGTCTGTGTAATTATCATTCTAATCCACCTGAAAAACCTAGAAGATGATAATCACTAATGATTAACATAGGCTTTTATTTATATACTCTTTAGGCACGTTCAAAATATATATTGATGAAAATTCATATTTATTTATGGCACAAATGCCAAGCTTAATTCCAAAGGAAGTTGAAATACAACGACTAAAGAAAATTTGGTTGATTGTAATTGCTATGGGATCAACAGCAGCATCAGTCGAAGTAGATAACTTCGTTGATGGTTCACTTCATCAAACATCAATTAGGGATTCTGCATTTACTCCTGCACATTGGTGGCTATACAGTCACTTTATTGCATTGCCTTTGGGTTGGGGTTCAGTTGCGATCTATGATCGTAAAGTTCCAATTCTAAGAGGAGTAAATAATTCTATGAATACAGGATTAAAGATGACCATTCTTGGTTACTTGGCTACTATGTTTACCATTGGTGTAAACGAGATGTGGCACTTTTGGTTCGTAGAAGAAATCTTCGCAGTACCTAATCACTGGATGTTTAACATGGGAGTTGTAGTTGCCTTTATGGGAGCACTAGCTTATGTCGTAAGAGTATATGCTAGACTTGTGGAACTTGGTGTAGAAACTCCAAGTGAGAATCCATACGTTGCAGAAATGTATAAGATGGCTCTTGAAGGTAAATTATACAGCAGATCAATCCCATAGTCTATTTTTTTATATTATACTAAACTTAATTAACTTAGCTTAATTAAGCTAGCTAAGTCGTATGCGTTAGCTAATGTTTAATTAACCTATATTTTTTTCATAACAGATTGGTTTATATTAGGTATATCATACTATCAATATAATGATTAGAGCAATCACAGTATTAACTGCTTTAGCATTGTTAACAACAATGTCTTTTGCAAATGCAGAGACACCTGAAACTGTAACCGTAACAGGATTTCCATTTGAAGTAAGTGTTCTTGAAGGTGGAAGTATTACTTTCACAAACAATAATGACACTGTAATGGATTTTGTCAGTTATGGTTGGTTTGAAGGAAGTGTTCAACCAAATGAATCTTTGACTATAGATTTACCAATCACTGATTGTGGAAATGTCTGCTTTTTTGCAGAGGATTACTACATTAGAGATTTATCTACAGGTGATTACAGTATTCTACACATTATTGCAAAACCAATAGTTGTAGAAGCCATAGCAGAACCAGTAGTTCAAACTGTAGCATTAGAAGAATCATTACAAGTTGAAGAAACAGTAGTAACTGAAGATGAGGGCATTTATAATGTCACATTAGTTAGTGAAGAACCAGATGTAATTACATTGCAATTACAACTTGCAGAAACAACAAGTAGTTTAAATTCAGCACTTGAACAAATAGGAGTCAAGAACGCAGAAATATCTCTATTAAATGAAGAGATAAACAATTTAAATTCACAGTTGGTTATTGCAAATTCAACAGTAGTTGATATAACATATACAGAGCAGTTAGAATCACAAATTGTTTCTCTTACAGCAGAGAAAGATAAATGGAAACAACTAGCAAATAGTTGGTACACTGTTGCAATGGAACAACTTAGAGTGATGGTACAAGTCTTAGGACTCTAACCACTTTCTATATTTTTTCCAAACTTTATACAAAAAGGATTTTGACAATAATATAATGTTTTATCACTATTTTCACTTTTTGTAGAATATGTTAAAAGATAACAATCATCACAAAGTTTTAATGGAATGTTAAATTTTAGCACAACATATTTATATATAACCAAATATTTAAAGATTTATGGCTATTACCACATCTGTAAGTGATTGGACAGCAGCTAACGTGGCAAAAACTTTGTCCGTACAATCTGCTTTGACATCTAAATTAAGATGTTACAAGATCAAATGCACAGCAGGGGGAAGCGATACTTATGCAACAAACGGTGTTTCTGCCAACGTAAAGGAAGGTAGAATTTCAACCCTAGTAGCAGTAATCCCAGAGTACAGTAGCACAGATTATGTCGTAAAATATGACAAAGCTAATGAGAAAATCATTCTCTTAGATGAATCTGGTTCTGGACTTGCTGAGATTGCAAACGCAACTTCTATCGCAAGTGCAACATTTGAGTTCCTAGTATTCGGCTACTAGAGTCCAAAAAGCCTTTCTTTTTTCTTAAACTTTATATATTTCGATTAGTACAAATATACATGGTCGAATATAATCATAATGCAATAACAGTCGGTTCAGCAGATGCCACTATTAAAGCAAGTCATGGTGTAGTAGTTGCAGTTCATGTCACATTAAAAGGAGCAGCAGGAGATAAACTCGTATTAAGAAATGGAACAAGTAATACTGATCCTATCGAATTTGAAGTACATGGAGAAGAAGTTCAAAATGTCATTGAAATAAACAGAAGATTTGAAGACGGTATTAGAGCAGATTTTACTGGCAGTACAGCACGTTATATAGTAGTTTACAAGTAGTAAATTTAAATAGTTAGCATACTTTTATATAGTGATGGCTACTACATATTGTACGGTTGCAGATGTCGCAGATTTTCTACGTGTTCCAATCACTGCTACTACTACTCCAAATAAGACTCAGGTCGAGAAGATTATCAATAGAAAAGAAGAGGAACTCGACAGAAGAATAGGTCATACATTTGGCAGAAATAAGACTGTTACAAAGGAAGTTCATGATTTACCATTACTTTATACTTATGGGTGGGGTACACCAATATTTCTAAAACATAGAAATTGTAGAGATTTAGATTCTGCCGAGGGTGATAAAATAGAAATTTGGCAAGGTGCAGATTCTACTTATACTGATATTCTAAGTAACACACAATGGTATGATTTTGAACCAGTTTACGGTAGATTATTTTTAAGAGGATATATTTTTACTATTCTAAGAAAAAACAGAGTTAGAGTTACTTACCGTTATGGTGATGCAACAGTTCCTTATGACATTCAAGATGCCTGTGTTAAGTTAACTGCAATAGACATTTTGAACTCTAGTTTTAGAATGGACGTATTACCTATGGGTGGAAGTGGTATGGATATTCAAGCTGCAAAAGCAGATTGGAGAGCAGATATAGAAAACTGTGTTGAGAATCGACAAGAAGTATTCTTCATACCATAATGGAAAAATCTCAAAAGTCTTCTATACCAGATGATATAGAAATAGTTTTACATGATGCAAAAGATATACCAAAACAACAAAAATCACTTTATACTAGACACATGACTATGTTGGCAAGAAAAGCTAATCAAGAACTTTATGATAGATTTAAAAACACAGCAGATATAGATTTTATACCAATGTATGTTTATTATGATGTTATGAATAAATCTATAAAATTAAAATGTAGAAAAGAATTTTTAGACAAGTATTTAGAAGTGGAAATTGATTTTGCAAAATGGTTGAGAAGTAAAGGTATGTTTAAAAAAGCAGGTAAATGGGAACAATATAAACAGAATGAATTTGCTAAAAAAAGTCCACATTTAAAAGACCAAAAAAAACAATACATAAAAGAAATGAGAGAACAGGGAAAAATAAGTGAATTTGGTAAAACTATTAAAAAGGATTCAAAGGTATCACAATCAAGCACGATAATGTATTCTAGGAAAGCAGAATATTTACCAAAAACTCAAAGAACAGATAAAACTATTGAGGTTACACAACAGCAGTATAATAAACCCATAAAGGGAGCTGATATGTTAAAATTATTTGATCCAGAAAATGAAGACTTAATTTGGGGTGGTAGTAATTTTAAATCTTATGTTATAGGAAGAGGAGTAAATCCTAAAATATACAATAAAATAATGAAAGAAACATTAGCATTATTATGGAAAGAGTTTGAAAAAGTAAATGTTTTAGAACTTACAGAAGAAGGTGTTGCAGAATTTCAAGAATCATATCTTTCAAGATTTCCTAATATTGAAAGAGTAAGAGATTGGTTTGTAAATAAAGGTATTTACAATACATCATCAGGTCATTATTATACATTAGAAAGATTCATGAATTTAAAATCAAACAAAGCTAGGGCAAATTTCATAGATAGGGCAGTATTTCTAATATCCAACTCAATATACATGAAAGCAAATAATATTAGTCCTTTAACAGTAAGAGGAAAACCAAGATTAAACGCAGGTATGAAAACCAGTATAAAAAGAGCACAAAAATTCAAGAAAATATCTGCCGAAAGAAAGAAATATTCTACTGAAAGAACAAAGAAATATGATGAGTGGAGATTAGATGATAGAAAAATTGCTGCTAATCTTAAACGTAAAGTGACTAGGAGTAAAAGGGAAAGATAAACTTAATAATCTAGTATTTATATAATTAATCATGACCACTAACTCTACAATGTATGATACAGCAACGGATCTAAAGAACCTTATAGCTGATAATTGGACATTATCGACAAAACCTGACATCACTTTTGTATGGGAAGAGAAGGCAACAGGATTTATGGACGATAGGCGTGACTTTATTATAATAAATCCTACTAATGAAAACCCTCAATATTTTAGCCTTTATGGACAGGATTTCTTTCATGAGATTTATTTGAATATAGATATACACACATTTCAAAATATGGATCATAATCAGAATATAGTTAATGAGGTATTCTCAATAATCAAAACGAACATAAGAGGTACTAACTATGTAGACTTGATGCTCATAAACTCTAGTCATAATAACGACTTATATAGGAACATATACCGTCACAATATAACGGTTAGATTCAGAAAGATTAATCCATAATATTTATATGTTAAATATTTAAATATCATTTATGGTACGAACAGGTGCTCATGGCTATCTAAAGTATGATTTTGAAACATCTTACGCTAGTGGTGGCACAGCAAACAAAAAATTTGGTCTACAAGATAGATTAACTAGCCTTTCATTAACTAACAATAGAATTAATTTACCTGTATTAAATCAAAATACATTAGATAAATTTGCTTATGGTCAACAACAAGGAACTGCTTCAGTTTCATTTGTTCTTTCTAATCCTTGGGTTTTTGGTACAATTTTAGGAGCACCTTCAACTACTGGTTCAAGTCCTTATGTTCATGTTTATCCTCATGCATCAAACGGATTAAATAAAACTCCTAGAACAATAGTAACAGAAGTAGGATTTGATGGAGCTTCTGCTGATGTAGTCAGAACTCTTAAAGGTGGATTAGTTAATTCATTATCAATTTCAGCAGCAGTTGGTGGTCTAGTAGAATGTACTGCTGATATTACTTATGGTAAAGAAACAGCACCAAGTACAACATTAGGAACTGCTCCAACAGCACCATCACAAGAATTTCCTTATACTTTTGCACATGCTGAATTGACATTTGGTGGAAATGTAGTTGCACAATGTCAAGATGCAAATATTAGTTTAGCACAAAACAGTGAATTACTTTATGGATTAAATTCTCATCATGCCGTTGATTCTTATAGAAGAGTTTTAGATATTACAGGATCATTTAGAGCATCTTTCATTAACAAGACTTTATTAGAAGAAGTATTAGAACAAATAAAGGCAGGTACAAGTTCTGGAACATACAGTGAAACAGTAGGTGGTTCACCAGAATTCCAATTTACATTTATCAAAGATAATACTAATGAGAAAATAGTTATCACTGGATCTGGACTATCAATTTCTGATTTAGGAATTAGTGGATTTGAACCAGTAGAACCAATCTTTGAAGAAATTAATTGGCAAATGAAGACTGTTACAGTCACGGCAACAAACACAACTTCAGCAGAAGAATAGAAACCCTTTTATATAATTTATCTTTATTACTTTTGTGGCAGTAAAATCTTTTGAAATAGATTGGAACGGTACACCAGAAACAGTAGAATATGAAGATGATATTACTTTTGGTGAATTAGAAAATATTCTAAACAAGTGTTTAGATATGACAAAAGTAAATGAACCTAAAGTTAATATTCCACTTTACAGACAATTAATTACAAGTACGGTTATTACAAAAGCACCATTTGCGATTAAAGATGTCACTGCTATTAGAAATCTTAAAGCAAGTGTTGCTAAAAAGATCATGCAGGAGGTCATGAAGGATTACCCTTTAATGAAGTATTTGGAAGAGTGGGTGGAGACTTTCGTAGGAGAAGAAATAGATACTTCTCAAGCTTATACTACTTCTTTGCAAGAGAATTCGGGTGGACAAAAGAGCAAGTAGATTCTCAACCATCACTATATTTAGATTCTTTAATATACGAATATCAAGAAGAGGCACGAAGAGAAAGAGCAAATTTAAATAGAAATAACCGTTAGGACTTATATGAGGTGTATTAAATGAGTGCAGAAGATGATATGTTTGAAGTAGAAGCTCAAAATGTAATAAAAGTACATAAAAAAAGATTACAATTAACTACAGAAGAATACAAGAAAAGATTAGACTATGAGAATAAATTAGTTAAAATGAGAAGATTAGAACAAATTTTAACCAGAGCTGCTCCTATGGGTGGTATAGGTGGTATGGCTTTTAGCATGCTTCAAAACATAGGACAAGCAAAAATGGCAGGTTATCAAAGATTAAAAGAATTACAAGGTAAAAAAGAATTAACACCAGAAGAAACAAAGGAAAAATCAGTATTAGAACAATCTTCTACAACTAATAAATTATTTGGAAAGTTAGATAGATCGTTTGAAAAACATTTTGGTGGTAATAGTAAATGGAATAAATTCTTTGCAGGTCAAGGTAAAACAGCAGCAGTAGGGTTAGGATTAGGAGCAGTAGGTGGTGGAATGGCATTAGGTAAAATGATTATTGATTCATCACCTGCATTTCAACAAATGTTAAAATTACTTAACTTTGGTATCATGATGGTACTTAGACCTATAGGTGATTTCTTTGGATTCTTAATGAGACCTATATTAATAATGTTACTTAGAAGATTAATTATACCATTTTATCAGAAATTCATGCCAATTATGGTAAAAATGGGAAATGATATTGGAAATATATTAGCTGCAATGCCTGATTGGGCAATAGATAATTTAATCAGTAACATGACATTTACTCCAAGAGATGATGATCCTTTATTTGGTACTAATGGTGCTATAAAAAAATGGGCAGAAGAATTAGACGGTTATGATTTATCAAAAATATTACCATCTTTACCAGAAGCTTATGGGGAAGAGTTTGAAAATGCATATAATAACAGTCTTGAGGGTTGGGTATCAATGGCAGGATTTTTATATTCAGCAGGAGAAGCATTGAAAGAAGGTGGTTGGGTAAATAAACGTTGGAACGATTTTACTACATTCTTTTCAATATTGCAATCTGACTCTAGTGGTTGGGTAAAAGAAAGATGGGATTCAATTACTAAATTCTTTTCAATATTGCAATCTGATGTAAAAACTTGGGTTTTAGAAAGATGGAATAATTTTACAAGTTTTATATCAAGTACACTTGGTTCTATATGGAATATATTAGGTGGATATTGGAATAATTTTGTTAATTTCTTTGCTTCATTAGGTAATACAGTTGGTTATTTAGGTAATTTAGTGGGAATAAAAGCAGCAGATGGATTTGACGGAATGGTTAATAAACCTACAATGATGTTAGTAGGTGAAAGAGGATCAGAACATGTAAAAGTAACTCCACATGGAAAATCATCATCAAGTGCAACAACTGTAAACATAAACATAGCAAATATGAGTGGAGATAACAATGATGTTCAAAGATTAAGAAGAGTTATATTGGAAGTAATGCAAAGTGTTAATACTAACAGAGGTAGATAAATATGGGTAAATATCAAATATTTCTTATAGGACGTGACTCATTAGCTTATGAGATAAAAACATTAGGGAATATATCAATTAATAAAAACACACCTATATCACCAATGCCATTACCAGAAGAAGATTCATCAGAAAACATGTTGATAAAAATTGAAGGTAACTCTACAACAATGAATGTATCATGGACACTTATAGAAGCAAATGACGTTGTAGGTAATAATACATTTACACATAATGGTGATGAATGGGTAGTAGGAAGTCCAGATTCTTCAATATCAACATCTATTGATCAATTACAATGGTTAGAGACAACATTTGCACCAAATAGTTTAAATGATTTTTACAAGATATTAATATTAGATTCTGCTGTATCCTCTTCAAGTAATGCAGCAAAAATATATGAAAAAGATGGAATATTTCAAGGATTTAATTTTACAACTGATTCTTCAAGCCCTGTAATTTGGAACGCATCTTTTGATTTTATTGAAGGTTCTGTTATTTCTACGTTAAGTGGAAATACTCATGAACAACCAACAATTACTGCAAAATCATTTGCAACATCAAGTGGTACAAGATATGGAATAACAGTAGATTTTAAAGAATTTCAAAATTATTTATCAAATGATAGACCTACTACAACAGGTGCTATATTAAGATACAAATTAGCTACAGGAGTACAGTTCTGGAGAGAAAAAGAAATAGCATTAACTGCAAATACTACAAGTCCATATAATTATACACAAACATTCAATTTATCTGATATAGAACAATCTGGTAATTATAAAATAAAATTATCACTTGTCACTGACGGAGGAAGAGGGGAATGGTCTATAGAACATACGGTGACGTAGTTGGTTTTTACTAGAACTTTTATTAAAAGATATACAAGTCAGTCTCTTACAAAATACAGAACTGTTAATTGTATAAACGCAGTTGTAAGAAGAGAAGGATCAAGAATGGTTGATAACGCAGAATTTGAAATATCAGGAAAAAATGATATTCAAATAGAAGATTACATTGGATATTTACAAGATAATATTGATTTGAGTGGATTGATAGGTTTATGGAATTTTGCAGGAAGTGTAAGAGATGAATCAGGTAATGATTTACATGAAGAAAATGCATTGGAAAACTTTACAGCAAAAACAGGATTTACTTTTCCTTCACAAACATCATCAAGTAAAGTATATGGAAAAAGAAGTGCAAGATATGTAACAACAAGTGCAGGAAGATATTTAAAAATACCAGATAAAAGAACAAAAACATCTGGTGGTTCTGATAGTGATTACTCCATAGTAGATTTATCAGGTGATTTTACTTTAACATTTTTTATAAAAATAGAAGGTATTAGTAGTGGTTCATCTACATCTGATGAAGTAAATAGAATAATATTTGATAAATTCAATGATAATACAAATCAAGGAATAATGGTTTTTGTTCAAAGACCACAAGGATCAGCATCAACTGTTCAAAATTTAAATGTTAAAGTAGGAGATGGAACTACAGTAAATACATATTCATATAGTTTAACAGATAGTGATTGGGATAACAAAGATGTTAATATATTTGTAACAAGAATATCTGATACATTAAAAGTATATTTTAATAATACAGAAGTAATATCACAGACTGTAACTGGTGATTTAAGTACAAGAGCAGATATTTATTTATGGAAAGAGTTTAATGAAACAGGTACAAGTGGTCAAAATTACACTGGTTCTATAGTAGAACCATCATCTACAGGTCAAAACGGTGGTATGATTTGTACATATCATCAAATGAGAATATATAGTAGGGGATTGTCTACAACTGAGCTTACTACATTATATGGATTAAACGCTCCTACAATGACTTTAAAATTCTTTGGAAGAATATGGAAATTAGAAGATAAAACAGTAAGTTCTAAATGTTTTGCAAAAGGTTTAGGTTCTATAGCACTTAATACAAGAATAGATTCTAGTATATTAAACAATGATGTTAGTAATGTTAGAAATAAAAATATCTATCTATCGGGACTAGATACATCTGATATAATAAATGATCTTCTTACCAATATAAGTGAAAAATTTTTTGGTACATCAAATTCAGATTATTTAATATCTAATTGGAGAGAAGATACAAAAGTATCAGGAGAAGGTCATACATTTAATTCAGAATTTATAGCAGAAGGTAGCATGTTAGACATTTTAAATGATTTATCGGTTTTGTCAGAAATGACATTTACATTTACACCTTTAGGTATTCTACAAATAGAATTAACAAGTTCATTGTTAACTAGAGGTGGGTTAATATTATCAAATAGAAATTCTAGAATATTAGGTGGTGGTAAAGATGATACTTTTCTTTGTAATCATTTATACGCATGTGGTAAATTAGAAAACTTTACAACTGAAACTTCAATATCAAGAACTCATTCTACAGCTAATAGTTGGTCACAATTAGGAAGATTTTCAGCAAATACAACATCTGGATTTCCAGATGTATTTCCAATATCAATTAACAGTGTAACAAAAAATGGAACAGAAATACCTGTTGCTTCTGCATCAGATGCATATCCAAACGGAACACCATCTTCTGACTCATATTGGATAGATGAAAAAACAGCATTGATTTATTTTTTTAGTACAACTCAACATAGTTCAACTCCTGCTACATATAAATACAAATTTTCATATAATTTAGATTCTGCTGAAATTTCTAATTTAAATGGTGGTGCTAATACTGGTTCAATATCAAAAATTATAGACGATGCAACGTCAAAAACTAAAAATGGATTATATGCAAGAAAACTCTCAACACCTAGAATAACTGCAAATATATCTGGTGTATCTCAAGATATAGATGAATATTCAACAAACTTTATAGCTAAAAATAAAGGTGATGTAAATGGAGAAATACCATTAAGAGTTCAAATAGAAACATCATCATTTATAGATCATATAATAGAAAATAATAAAATAGGAGTGTATTATCTAAACAGAGGAATAGGAACTACAACTAATGGAGATCCTGATCCTGTATATTTACAAATAAAAAAAATAGAATATCATTATCCAAGAGCAGAAACTATCATAGAAGTAGGTGATTTTGTATATGATTCTTTTGATTTAGAAAGGGAAAGCAATGAGCAAATTAGACAAATACAATCTAACCAGTTCTAATAATAATCTTTAAATATATCAAAATCTTAGGGTATAACATGATGTTAATTAAAGGAAACGGACAATCACTCCCAACAGAAATCGATCCAAAAAATAATATTTGTTTAGTAGTTACCCACCAAGACGGAAGCAAAGAATGGTGGTACGGTTCAAACATTGTAACCAATGACGGTGATATTTATTATGCCAAGAAAGCAGCAGGAGAAACCCCATCTTCAAACGAAGACTTTGGTGCTTCAGCATGTGTTTTACAAAACCCATCTTCAGCAGATACATTAGCAAAGACAGATACCTATGGTAGTGTAAATTCTCCAATTACCACAACTGGTGCTGTTCAAGGCTTATACGCAGGTTATCCAAAAACCGATGACCAAGATTCAGATAATACAGGTGCTTCAGCAGATGCAGTATCTTACAGATTTGATTGGACAACAAGCCAAATCGACACATCAGCAGGAAACCCAATCACAGGTGGAGCAATTTATGATGTTGGACAAACAAGCCCAGTATCAGGTACTAAAATCCTAACACACTGGAACTTTAGTAGCCCATCAAGTTTCCACAAGACAAGCACAGATACACTTAAACTATTCGTGAATCACACATTCAACGGAGTATAACCACACCATGTTTAATTCATGGGGTGTGTTCAATCTTTTAGAACGATTGAATATGAAATTTCCAAAAGCCACTGGTGGTCTTGATGATAAAGTTAGATACGAAGAAAAAGTAAACTTTGTATTAAAGAAAGCAGATAATAAAGAAATAAGAGGTCATAGTTAATGGCACGTAAAGCAATCTATAAACACGCAACTCAGGTAGATACTAATACATATCCTGATGATGGTTCTTCTCCAGTCGGTTCTAATGAATGGAATGAAGCACCAGATGCAGAGGGAATGTTGGGGTTCTCTCCACAAACAGCAACAATTACAATTTCTTCAGGAGCATTAGCAGTTACAGATTCAGTATGTGTAGCTTCAGCAGAAACAGGAACTACTGATACGATTGATACTATTTCTATTACAGATACAAGTGAATACGATTTACTTTATCTCTTTGCAGATGCAGGAGATACAATTACATTAACAAATACAAGTTCACCATCAGTAAGTGGACAAATTAGGACAGTTTCTAACGCAAATGAGACACTATCAACAACAAGTCCTACAATCCTTATTCGTAAGGGTAACTATTGGTATGGATATGGTGGTGGTGTAGTCAACGCACTTAATGATGTTGGAGATGTCACAATTACAAGTGCTTCACAATATCAAACTCTAGTCTATAACGGTTCAGCTTGGATTAATAATTCTCCAGATAAATTATTTTATCTATGTAAAAACGCTGGTGGTTCAACTATTGAAAAAGGCAAATTTGTTTACATTAGTGGTTATAATACATTAAATTCTTACATTGAAGTTTCTCTAGCAGATAACACAAGTGCTTCAACAATGCCAGCTTTCGGTATTACAATGGAAGCAATTTCAGCAGGTTCAACAGGTAAAGTCTTACAACAAGGTAAGATGACAGGTCTTAACACTGATGGTATTGCAGAAGGTGCGATACTTTACATTGGAACTTCTGGCGATTGGGTAACAACAAAACCAACAGGAACCGCATTAATTCAAAATGTCGGTCTAGTGTTAAGAGATGATGCTTCTGATGGACATATACATGTTGGTGGTTCAGGTAGATCAAACGATATTCCAAACATTCCAGATGGAAAGATTTGGATTGGTAACGCAAGTGCAGTACCAACAGCAGTAACTCCAAGTGGAGACGTAACAATATCTAATGCAGGTGTAACAGCAATAGGTTCAGGTGTAATTGTTAACGATGATATTTCTGCAAGTGCAGGAATCGCACATTCTAAACTAGCAAACCTTACTGACAGTTATGTCCTAGTAGGTAACAGTTCTAACGTTCCAACAGGTGTAGCAATCAGTGGAGATGTAACACTAGCCA